GGTCGGAGCGAAAGCCCCTTCCAGCGGTGCCCCAGGGAGCGGCGTGGGGGGTGCCGCAGCCCTGGTTGGTCCCTGAGCCCCGCCAGGGGGAGCGGCGGGTGGGCCTTCGGGGCCTCCCGCCTGCGGTCCAGCCTGGGGTTGCATCAGGAACCGTTCGGGATCCTTGATATCGAAACCGGTCTTGAGAACATGGGCGGCCAACGCCTGCGGATTGATCACAGTGCCTACAAGCGGAGCCATGGCGTTGAGTAGCGATACAGCCTGCTGTTTGCGGATCGTGTCATTCAACGGCTGTGTCGAACCCGCCTCGACCGTGAAATCGTACTCGCCGACAATGTCCTCACGGCCGAATGGCACAAACAAGTCCTCTGGGGCGCCCGCCACACGGGCCGTCGACTCACCAGTCATAAACTGTTGCAACAACTGGATGACGCGCCGACCAATCATCGCTATCGACAACTCCACGATGGCAAGCTTGTCCGACGCCCTCGCATTCTGGGCATCAGCAATAATCGACGCTTCAGTTGCGGTGCGACGAATCTCAGGCATCGCACCCCTGGCATACTCCGAGATCCCCGACACGGTGTTGATATCCGTTTCGATAATCTCGCTGTAGGCGTAAATCTCGGGTGAGATCGGCACCTGTGGCATCGGAACAACCACATCAGACAGTGGCTTGTTCTCATCCACCACCGGCACCATGCGCCCATCCTCGTCGGATTCGAGAGCTTCACGCCCCTCAGGGCCGAAAGACCGTTCGTGGAACAGGTACTTGCGGGCGTACCGCTTCCTGTCGTTCATCAACTGTGAACGCGTCTTGTCAAGTTCAAGCTGCAACGACTCGATGGCTTCCAAGTCGCCTATCGGGTAGAAGAAATCGGGAACGTCATAGTTGCGGATCATCACAAACGGCTGCCCATACGCATACGGCATCGGCAACGGGTTGACCAGGAACTCGTCGGTTGTCTCCCCCCACACCGACATGGTGTTGGAACGAATGTCGTAATACTCCCAGATCGTCACCCGCTCCTCATCAAACAGGTACTCCCTGTTGTCAAGGTACTGGGCGGCATACATGGGGTTCACCCCACCATCAGCCGTCAACTGCTTCCGCACCGAAGGCCGATACCGCTTGTCGTTCTGCGCCTCCTCCAACGGGCGGACAATCCTCTGAGCAATCCAGGTGAGGTCATCCATGCAGGTCGCCTCAGGATCGACGTAAATGTCGAACGGGGAAACCCGCTCCACAAACGGCTGATCCTCGACAACCATCATCGCCGTCTGTGGGACGTTTGCAGCCATCTCCTCGTCAGTGGGGAGACCGCCGGCCAAAGCCGGCGCCTCAGCGGCAAACGCATCCACCTCAGAAATGGCCTGATCAAGCAACTCCTGCTGCTCGGAATCAGACAGCGACATTTCCTGCTCGACAAACTTCCACCCCACCTTGACCCAACCATGGCCGAAAATCAGGAAATCCTTCACCGCCCTACGGAACGGGGTGCGGAAATCGTGATGCCGCCACATGTGGTTCACGACAGCCTCCACGAACACGGCCCTGTCGCTGTTCTCAGACTCGTTGGCGGCAACAACGATCTTCGGATGATTCACCGAAACCGACGGGGCGATCACATTCACCGTCGAAAACGACAGATTCACAGCGATCAGATCACGCTGCGCCGTCGTCGTCCGAGGCCAGTGCCGCCCACGGTACAAATCGTTGAGCCGCCACCAAGTCTCGTCAAGCCCCTCCTGGTCGCGCCAACGACGCGCACGGTCAATGCGCTGCCGGTACTGATCCAGGGTTTCGCTACGAGTCTTACGAGGCATCAGAACGTCGCCTTCTCGGGAAGCCTTTCAATGTTGCGGCCCGTCGACTTCGCCTCAGCGAACCGCTTCTCGTCAACTTCGCGTTTCGACAGATGCTGCTCGTCGGCAGGCAACTGGGAGCGGTAACCCGCCTTCGTGTCAACGCGCAACGTCAGGAGTTTCTGACGCCACTCCCAGAGGTCTCTGAGTTCATCCGAACCCAGAGGCCCCCGAAGAGATTCCGTGTATGAAACGAAATCATCAAACGTCGCATCAGGTGGCAGAACCGCCACAGTTACGGACGCTTAGTGTGCGGAGCTGCGTTATGGCCCTTCAGGTCAGGCTGCGGCTTCGCAGGCTCAACCTTACCGACGATGCCGTGCTGGTTGACCGGCGTTTCACGCACCGAGATCTCACCGTAGCCGCCAGTCTGATTGGCGTACTTCGGGTCGCTGAACCGCTGCTTCGGAGACTGCGGAGCCGCAGGCTCCCAAATCGGGTTAGACACGACAGACCCGCCGCGTTCCATCTTGTTGTTCTGACCCTTCGGGCCATCGATGGTTTCCGTGCCGCTGGTAAACGCCACGAAGTTCTTCACTGCCATAAAGGCACCTCTCGGATTGTAGGGATCCCTACTTAGACAAATGCGGTGTCCCACGCACCGTCGCCCCACCGATCCTCAAATCATCACCCACAGCGGAAGAACGCTCCGCCAAACGGGCAAACCAGTCGACAGTCCAGTAATCGTCAACCTTCTGCACAAACTCGGGGGCATACGCGTACTTCCGCATCTGATTCGCCAAAGCCAAAGCGATCACACGGTCGTCATACGGCGACCCCGACATCGACCCACGGTCGTTGCGGACAAACGTCCGCAACTCCGCAATCGTATGCCGGTCATAAATCGTCAACTCGCCGTTCCTCAACGCCATCGACAAATCGTCAATCATCAACGGCTTCGTCGTCCGAGTCGTCTTCCACCCAAACTCCTGCGACACCTTAGAAGTCGCCTGATTCAACGAACGGCGCCGAAACAGATTCGGATACCCCAACTGGCGCAACATCGTGATCGTCGTCAAACCATGATTGTTCGACTCGACGCAACACAAAGCATCCCGATACCACAGCCCCAGAGACAAAACCTCGTCAGCCAGGGCATCAGGCGGAATGTGCCCATGCCACGCAGCGACCAGCTCCCCCGTGTTCAAATCCAAAACGTGGACGCACGAATAATCGCCATGGCCCAAACCCTCCGCCGTGTCCACCCCCATCACATAGCCGTGCTGCGGATTCGGATGCGCCCACACCTCCAAACTCACCGCCGAAACTCCACAGCCCTAGCCGACACCCTGTGCAAATACCCCGACTCGCCAAACCTGACATGCCGTTGCATCTCCTCCAACAAGTCCAGGTCGAACACAGGATTACCCGACTTGACAAACGCCTCCTCAGGCGTCGTCGGATACTCCTGAGCGAGCTGCCACGGCAACATCGACTGCTTCTTCTCTTCATACCACGCCGGCCCACGATCCTCAGTCGCAGACCACGGAAAAAACATTGGTTCAAACTTGTTCGCACCAGTCGTCGAACCCACCCACAACCCGTGAAAAAAGTTCCCAGACCCGTTCGCCGTCGACAAGCCGATAATGCGACCACCAACATCGGCAACCGGCTCTATAGAAGCCCACGCCTCCTCAGCGTTCGGAAGGAACGCCCATTCGTCAACCACAACCAACGTAGCCGACTCACCTCTAGCAGGATCGGATGCCGAAGGCATCGAAGTAATCTGGCTCCCATTCGCAAACCCCATCTTCTGCTGATGCTCAATCAGCGACTTCGGCCCCCGATCCACCATCCACCTCGGCATGTGAGAAAACCCGTACTTCGACTTACGCAACAACAACACCGACTCACGCTCAGTACGAGACAAATCAATAATGTTCTGATCAGCATGAAAAAACGCCAACCAAAACTGGTGCGCCGCCACCAAAGTCGTCCAACCAATCTGACGGGCCTTCAACGACAACGAATACCGGTACTCGCCCCAATGCTCCAAAGCCTCAGCCTGAGCCTTCCGCAACCTGAACAGGATACGCCCCTCAGCAGGATGAGCTATATACCAGTAATGCTCCAAGAAATACTTCTCACTACGAACACACTTACGCCACTCCGCCTCCTGGCGAAGCTCACCGAGGCGTGACATTACGCATCTGGCCGCAATGCCGGCACTCTTCCCAATCCCACTTCGCAGGAGTCGAATAAGACCCCCACGCATGCACCCCGACCTGTGGGAAGCCCTTCCTGTACTGCCAACAAACGTCAGGCATCAACCCACCTCGATAAAAATACACTCACCAGGGCACTCCTCAGCAGACTCTATAACAGCGTCGAGGAGTTCCTCAGACACCGACGCCGTCCCCTCAGCCATCTTCAACACAGGATCACCCTTGCCGCCATCAGGACCAGCAAGCGACTTCCAATGCTCTTCCTTGACGTAAGCCAACCCGTCGTCATGCATCTCAAAGATGTCGGGGCAGATCTCGGCACAGATCCCATCACCCGTGCAAAGATCCTGATCAATCCAAACCTTCACCTAATCGAACAACGACTGTAACGTCCGACCCAAACCCCAAACCGTAAAGGCAATAAACCCGAACAGGACCGTCACCGACCCGCACACCACCCACACCCTCACTGACACGACTCGCACACCTCAGGATTCTCAACACCGCACTCCAACACCACGTCAGCATCAGAACCATGAAACGGATCCCCCCACGGGCCTAAAACAGGGCGCTCTCCGAAAGCTTCCTCCCGCCAACCCTGGTCCTCATCTCCTGGCAACACCTTCCCACCCAACAAGGGCCTCCCTTCGCATGCATCGCGAACACCTCACGACGCACCTTAGCACGACGCTCAGACCGCTCGACCCGCAACAAACGCATACGCTCCGCCCGATCAGCCCTCATCGCCAACCTCGACATCGCGAAACTCCGCAACCAAAGCCTCCAACTCGTCAGCCAGCTCCAAATCCGACAAACCAGAAGCAGCACGCTCATCATCAACAACGACACGCCGCTTCGGCGTGAACTTGTCGATGTACTGCAAATACAACGACGCCGCCTTCACATCCCCATCCGACGCCAACCTGAACAACGAATCAATCACAGACTGCGTCCGCTCAGGATGAATATTCAACTCCGCACACCGACGATCCCACTCCTTCACAAACCGAGGGTCACGCTTGATACGCCGCAACGAATCGACATGAATGTCACGACCCACCACCCACTCCTTCTGAGTACGCGGACTCCGCTCAGGCCCCAACAACAACCACTCCAACAGCTCCCCCCAAAGCTCAGGCATCTCCTTCTCA